AAAATTCTTAATAATTTGTATAAGCCCCATTGTTAAACTCCTATACTTTTAATCCTAATAATTTTGCATTATCTAAAACAAAATATTTAAACTCATCGACTGTATGGTCGTCTTCTTTAATTACTTTCGGCTCAGGTGTCTTGATGGTCTTCTCATCATATCTGTACATTTTATGCTCTTCAATGAATATCTTGTTGTTTTCGTTATCCAAATAAAAAAATCTTCCCTGCGCTAATAAGCTTACAACCATATCAATCATGGTCTGATTTTTCAGTTTTGCCACAGGATTCCATCTAATTCCAAAATCTTTAAAGTACTGATTCCTTAAAGCCCCCTCTGCACTATCTATTGTTCGCCTAATAATAGGTACATTGTATATTTCTTGAACGCTACTGATGAAATCATTAATCATAATAGTTAAATCACTGGGTGCAGCTTTAACAGCTCTACCTGCTGGAGAATAATAAAACGTATCAAGTAATATTACATTACCTTTAGCAGTGATACCATAAGCTCCACACGCTGTTGCACTTTGTTGATGTCCAGTATCAAGTGCATAAGATATTCCTATGATTTTATCGTTGCTAGGTAATTCATCTAACGGATGAAAACAAGCCATATTGTAGACATTATTTCCTAATCCAACTGGTTCACCTAAATAAATGTAGCGATAATAATCAAAATCATTTTCTTTAATGCGGTTAATATCAGCTAACATTTGCTCAGTTACAAAACCTAATTCATCATTTAAATAACTAGATTCATGAACTAAATAATTCTCATTAGTCTTCATATCTTCGCTCCACTCATTAATCCAGTTATATGGATTTCTAGGCGGGTTATAACTCCAATAGAATTTAACAAAAGGAATATTATTGTGTTTTTGTCGCATAAAAGTAATGTTCGTTTGGTCGAACTCTTCTTGACTATCAAATTCAGCTGCTTCTTCATACCAAACTGAAATAATATTGCTAATATCATTTGATTTTAGTTTTTGGAAGTCGTCAGCACCATAGAAATAAAAGCTAGATCCTGTTAATGTATGAGTTATTTTGAACGGAGATACAGTGCTTTTAAATGAATCTGTTAATCCATACATATTAATCGCCCAGTTAATCTTATTAAAGACACTATCACGAATTGTGTTAGCAACCTTTCTGATTACAACTATATTAGCTTTCTCTCCTTTTGCTATCATCATTGCCATATCTCTAACTAATTTAAGTACTATAACGGAAGATTTAAAACTATTCCTACCACCTTTTAACACATTGTAAGGCACTTTAGAAAGCCACACATCTTTAAAATGTGGATTTACATTTTTTTGAACATCAAACTTAGCCATCTTCCCACCTGTCAACAATTATGATACTTTCAGTAGCGGTTGCACTTTTCTCTTCCCTTGCTTGATGAATTTTATTTAGGATATCTGCAGCTTTAATTCTATCTTTTGCACTAACATCAATACTAGTCGTCTCTTGAAAGCCCTGGCCACGTCCAATTAGTATTTCCTCTTTTTGTTCTCCTCTCATCACTGAAGTTAAATATTGAATAACCTCTTGCTGCGTTGCTGTCTTCTTAGATTCAATCTCTTTCATCCGCTCATCGATATAAGATTTTATTCCTACATTTTCCAACAATTTATGGCTTTGAGATTTTGCATAGTTTAAACTATATCCTACTTTAATTGCTGATTGCATCGCATTTCCGCTTAAGATGTACTCATCAGCAAATTCTTTTTGTTTAGTTGTTAATTTTGCCAATTTTCCACCTCCGTTCAGGCAAAATAAAAAGACAGTCGTTAAACTGTCTTAAATTTTTAAGAGAATATATGATAGGTGTTTAGGCAGAGGCATTATTAACTGCATTACACTTTGTCTTTTATTTTCTGTCGTATCTAAATTATCATTTAATATTTCTTTCTCGGGAGATCATTCTTATTTCTCTACCTAAACTTCTCACAATACAATTATAACACATAAAAAAGGCTCAAAAGGCTCATCTTTTATTCAAAATTAATTTTCTTGTGAAAAATATCTAACTGCGCACTTAATTTACGCTTTACTGTTGATATATGCATGTGATATTTTGTAGCAATATCATAATTTTTCATTCGGTTAAAATATTTAGCATAGACTAATCTATAAGTTTCAACATCTAGATTTTTCAAGTAGACATCTATGCATTTTAATATCCTTCTGTTTTCTTGATACTTCTTATCATCTAGTTTTTTAATTAAATTTCTCTCATTTTCTCTACCTGTCTTTTGATTACTAACTTCGCTTTTATCTCCCGGTTGGTAACTATTCAAAAGAAAATCATTACACTCAAATTGAATGTTGTTATAATTTTCAAGAAAAAATTTTGCTTCTTCTCTAGTATATTTCATTTCATTTCCTCCAGTTAATATATCTCTTCAACGCAACTACCATAAACACCATTACAGAAATTAGTGAAATACTAAAGAAAATACCTATGATGTAAAGTAGGATGTCGATTATAAACATTGATTTTAGTTCCATCATAAAAGTATCTCTCCTACATAAATGTACGCTGTGTAATAAACGGTATGATGTGTCCACGTCCCCCCACCTACTAAGTAAGATTCTTTTGTTTGTGCGCTTCTACCGCTTTCCATAATTTTTATATCTACAATATATTCACCATTATTTAATTCATTTTTGATAAAATCGTTAATTTCACCTCCTAATTTCATACTCTCACTCGTTATCGTTACTACTCTTTTAATCATTTTCTACCCTCCATTAAATATCAAAATCAAAATCTAAATAATCAGCTGTATCATATCCCATTTCATTAACGAAATAATCAATCGCTATTTCTTCTAAATCTTCTTCAGATAATTCATCTATGTCAAAATTTTCACTTATCGGCACGTTAAACATCACTCTCATATCAACGTTTAAATATCTTTGTTCATTCATTTTTAGTCCTCCACTAGCTCTTTATTTCCATAAACGTTACCAATTACTTCATATTTTGATAATATTCCTTCAATGCCATCTTCTATTCCTTCTGCAAACCAACACTTATCATCTTTATTGACCGCATAAAATCCATAAATACTATGAAATTTTATAGTATAAACAGCTGCAAAATCTGTTTTCAAAATATCTCCACTCTTTATTTCTTTTCCGTTTTTATCTATAAAACCAGTACCGTAAATGAATTCTACTTCATCAAAATCATAAGGTACAAAATCTGCATTATCATTAAAATACACTTCAACTATATTTTCATGGTAATTAATAATTTTCACAGCTAGCACCATATCTAAACTCTTAATATATACTTTTGGTTGTTTCATTATTTTAGTTCTCCTATATGTAAAATTGCTACTACAACAGTCTCAGGTTCAATTGTTCCATTTGTACTACGGATGTATTGTTCAACATCTTTGATATATTTGATATCCATAACATATTCATCCTCATTTAATTCATTTTTAATAAAATCATTTATTTTATCCACTAATAATTCAGCTGTATCTATTAATGTTACTACTCTTTTAATCATTGTAATCCTCCGTTACCCCTAACTTTTCCAATTCTTCAGCCAATTCAACTCTAATTTCATTTATAGCAGTTATAAACTTTTTCTTATGTTCGCTACCAAAATACATTGAATAATCACCTATACCTATTTTCATATCTCTAACAGGATTTTCAATCATACTCAATGTAAAATCAATTTCTTTAATTTTTCCTAATAAGTCATTTGCCTTTTGTAATTCTGTATAATTCATTACCCATAAATCTCCTTCAGCTGCTTAAATTCTTGTAACTCTCTAATACGTTCCTTTTGCTCCTGTATAGTCTGATATTGTCTTATGTTTTTATTACTCAACTTTTCCATGTTATCGTTAGAAATATACACACCTAATATCAAGCCTGCTGTAAACATTGCTATTAAAATTGATAATGTGATTAATATAATCTCTATGTTATTCCATATTTTTTTCAACATTTATTATCCTCCTACACATCTAAATTAATCATTCTCATTGATTCTTTGAAAACACGATTTATATTTATTTTTAAAGTTTTTTCAAATTCCATCAAAAATTCACCGTAATGATAAGTTATAACTGTAAAAATTGTTGAATCATAGACTTTATTCACTATTTTCATACCAAATTTACGCTCAACGTCATCACACAGTATTCTTAATTCATGAAAATATCCGTTACTTATTATCAATTTTTTATCAGTCTCTTTTACTACTTTATCGTATCCGTAAGTTGCTGCTACATCCTTTAATCTTTCATATTTCTCTTTCATTTATTATCCTCCTATTCCGTTCATTTCTGCTATTTTTTTTGTTAATTCTGCTTGTTCATCGTAAAGTTTCAAAAGCTTTTGTTCTAATTTATATTTTTCCATTTTCAATTCTTTATTTTCTTCTTCCACTTTACCAATTCTATATGTACATAGAATCCCCGCCAGAAAAAAACCCCATACAACACCTATAATTAATATTGGGATACCTGCAAATATATCATCATCTTTCATTATGCTAACCTCCTATATCTTTTGCTGTACAATTTAATACTTTTGCTAGTTTTCGTAAAGTTTTAAATCTAGGATTCTTAAATTCTCCTGTTCTGATTAATCTAATAGTATTAAAATGCACTCCCGATTTTTCATGTAATTCATGATCATTAATATTTTTTCTATCCATTATTTCCTGTAATTTACTTGTTCCTTCTTTTTTCCTCTGTTCCACTTTTCTCACTCCCTCCTACCTCAGACGTACCAACGGTTTACGGCAAAAAGTTCCTGTTCCACTTTTAAATTTTAAAACTTTTATATATACTAAAATTATTCCAGTATTCCCAATATCGGAATAATTTTTCGTAAAAAATAAAGTTTTAGGATTTTGGAAAAATAAATGGCACAAATTTTATATATTT